AGCAGCGAAGAAGTTATTGGTAAAGCCGTTAGGCTAATGATCATTTTAATCATCTTTGTATTTGACCCTATGGCAATCTTGTTATTGATTGCTGGCAATATGGAGATGAAAAAGCAAAAAACAAAGCAATGGGATGACTTCTTTAAGATGGAACCTATTGAAGAACCTAAAAGTGTAGAAGAGAAACCTACAATTTATAATATAGAACCCATTGAAGAAGCTGATCCAGAAGTCAGAATTGTTAAGATGGAAAAATTATAAATATAGCTAGAAGTGAATATTCTTATTATGTTTCATATCATGCTCTCAACAACACATAATCAACTAACATCGAGGTAGAGAACAATGGCTTTTCAAGTTTCTCCAGGCGTACAAGTACGCGAAATCGATCTTACAAACGTGGTGCCAGCAGTATCTACCTCAATCGGGGCTACTGTTATTTCATCAGTTTGGGGACCGGTAGAGGAGATTGTCACTGTTACTTCTGAGAAAGATCTTGTAGATAAATTTGGTACACCAACAAATGCTACAGCAGCGTATTTTTTAAACGCAGCAGCTTTCCTTAAGTATGGCAACAATCTAAAGGTAGTTCGTGCAGTTAACACTGGCGCACTAAATTCAACATCAGGTACAGGCAGTGCTGGTACAGGATTGTTAATTAAAAATAAAGACGTATACGACAATCAATATTCTGACGGCTCAGGCACAGTCGGTTTATGGGCTGCTAAGTATCCAGGTGGCGCAGGTAACTCATTAAAAGTTTCTATCTGTCCAGCAAGTGGTACTGCTTTCTCAGGTTGGGCATATGCAAGTCTATTTGATGGTGTTCCTGGCACATCATCATATGCATCATCAGTAGGTGGATCTAATGACGAACTACATATCGTAGTCGTTGATGAAGATGGTCACATCACAGGTGTTGCAGGTACAGTTCTTGAAAAGTTCGCATTTGTTTCTCAAGCATCTGATGCTAAGAAATATGACGGTTCAACAAATTACTACAAAGAAGTGATTAATGGATCTTCATCATACATTTGGTGGATGGATCACCTTGCTGCTTTTGGTAGCAACGTTGGTACAACTGCTGTTGGTAAGACATTCACAACAGGTACTACTGTAGATACAGTATCACTTGCAGGTGGTGCAGATGGATCGGCGCTTGACGTTGGTGACATCGACACCGGTTTCCAATTGTTTAACGATGCTGAAACAGTAGACGTTAATCTATTGATTGGTGCTCCATCACTTGAATCAGGTACAGATTGGTCAGATGCTATTACTCAAGCTAATAACTTGATTGCTATTGCAGAAAATCGTAAAGATTTAGTTGCATTTGTTTCTCCTCCAATCGCAGCAACAGTTGGTAGCGCTGATCCTAAAGGTGAAGTTCTAACATTTGCTGATGGTCTAACATCAAGTTCATATGGCTTTGCAGATTCAGGCGCAGTTAAAGTGTACGACAAGTACAATGACGTTTACCGTTGGATTCCTGCAGCAGGTCACATGGCTGGTCTATGTGCTAACACTGATGAAGTTGCTGATGCTTGGTTCTCTCCAGGTGGTTACAACCGCGGTCAATTGTTAGGTATCACTCGTGTTGCTTTCAACCCAAAGAAAGCAGAACGTGATGACTTGTATAAGAAGCGTGTTAACCCAATCGTTTCATTCCCAGGCGAAGGTACAATCCTTTTCGGTGATAAGACATTGCAAGCTAAGCCTTCTGCATTCGATCGTATTAACGTACGTCGCTTGTTTATCGTTCTAGAGAAATCAATTGCTACAGCTGCTAAATATCAGTTGTTCGAATTGAACGATGAATTCACTCGTGCTATGTTCCGTAACATGACAGAACCTTTCCTTCGCGAGATCAAAGGTCGTCGTGGTATTACTGACTTTAAGGTTGTATGTGATTCTACAAACAACACTGGTGAAGTTATCGACAGCAATCAATTTGTTGCAGATATCTACATCAAGCCAGCACGTTCAATCAACTTTATTACTCTGAACTTCATTGCCACTCGTACTGGCGTTGACTTCTCAGAAATTGGAGGTTAATCATGGCTATTCTAGGAGTTGATGACTTCAAGTCAAAACTAGTTGGTGGCGGTGCACGTCCTAACCTCTTCAAAGCTACAATCAACTTCCCAGCTTATGCTGGGGGTGATGTAGAGTTAACATCCTTCCTTGTGAAGGCTGCATCTCTACCAGCATCTACAGTGAATACAGTTACAGTACCATTCCGTGGTCGTCAATTGCAAATCGCTGGTGATCGTACTTTTGAACCTTGGACAATCACTATCATCAATGATACAGACTTCAAGATTCGTAATGCCTTTGAAAAGTGGATGAATGGTATTAACCAACATGCCAACAACACAGGTCTTACAAATCCAGTTGACTATCAAGCTGATATGCAAGTTGCTCAATTAGACAAAGCAGGTAACGAAGTGAAGGTATACACATTCCGTGGTACATTCCCAACTAACGTTTCTGCTATCGAATTGTCTTATGATGCTACTGACACTATCGAAGAATTCACAGTTGAACTTCAAGTTCAGTACTGGGAATCTGGTACAACTACCTAATACGTAGTTGATAAATAAAAGGAGAGCGGGGAAACTCGTTCTCCTCTTCGTCATATTAAAAGGCATAAAATGGAATTATTCGGTTTTCAAATCAATCGTAAAAAAGAAGAACAGCTAGACAAGAAGAAAACTTCTTTCGCTGCGCCAGACGTTAATGACGGCTCAACCGTTATCATGGAGGGTGGTTACTTTGGTCAGTACGTTGATATTGAAGGCACTAAGGCTAAAGACGACTCCGACTTAATTAAAAAGTATAGAGAAGTAGCACTTTATCCTGAGTGTGATTCAGCTATTGAAGACATCGTTAATGAAGCTATTGTGTCAGATGAGAAAGATGAATCTGTTGAAATTATCACAGAGAACTTAGATCAATATAGCGATAAGATTAAAAAGCTTATCCGCGAAGAGTTTAATAACGTCACTCGTTTGTTAAACTTTGATGCAAATGGTCATGACATTTTCCGTAAGTGGTATGTTGATGGTCGTCTATTTTATCATATCATTATCGATGAGAAGAATCCAAAGAATGGTATTTTGGAATTACGTCCAATTGACCCATTAAAGATTCGTAAAGTTCGCCAAGTTGTTCAGGATAAAGATCCTCGCACTGGTCAAAATCTAATTAAGGGTTATGAAGAATTTTACATTTACCAAGATACAATTCAAGGTAAGTCAAACACAGGTTTAAAGATCTCTAAAGATGCAATCATTTATGTTACATCAGGTCTATTAGATCAAGCTACTAAGAAGGTGTTATCATACCTCTACAAAGCAATCAAACCAGTCAATCAATTACGTATGATGGAAGACTCATTAGTCATCTATCGTATGGCTCGTGCTCCTGAACGTCGTATTTTCTATATTGACGTTGGTAACTTACCTAAAGGTAAAGCAGAATCATATCTACGTGACATCATGGCTCGTTATAAGAACAAGATTGTTTATGACGCTAACACTGGTGAAATGAAAGATGACCGTAAACACATGGCAATGCTAGAAGACTTCTGGTTGCCACGTCGTGAAGGTGGTAAGGGTACAGAGATTACTACATTACCTGGCGGTGAAAACCTAGGTCAGATTGAAGACATCTTATACTTCCAAAAGAAGTTGTATAAGTCATTGAACGTTCCAGTTTCTCGTCTTGAAGAAAACCAATCGTTCGTATTAGGTCGTTCAACAGAAATTTCTCGTGACGAAATTAAGTTCACCAAGTTCATTGGTCGTATCCGTAAGCGCTTTGCTGATGTGTTCATGCAAGCTCTTAAGACTCAATTGATTCTAAAAGGTGTTATCACTGAGGAAGATTGGGTTACTATGAAGGAAGGCTTAATTGTCGACTTCATGCAAGATAACTACTTCTCTGAACTTAAAGAGACTGAAATCCTTCGTGAACGTATGAACACTCTACAATTGATTGATCCTTACGTTGGTAAATACTACTCACAGACTTGGGTTCGTAAGAACATCCTTCAACAAACTGAAGAAGAAATTGAAGAGATTGATAAGCAACTTGAAGAAGAAGGTGATCAAAACCAAGACTTCATGCAAGGTGCCAATGATCAGAGTGGAGCTCCAGTTAGTCTAAACGATTTAGAAGCTAATGACCCAGATCCAACTATCACTGGTCAAAAAGATGATAGTAAAGCGGTTGTAAAAGATAAGCCGTTGAAGAATTGATTTGTATAAATATATTGAAAGGTAGTTATGAGTGATTATGCTAATGCGTTATTAGACGCTATTGAATCAGGTGAACAAGATGCTATGAATGGCGCATTCAACACAGCACTTAATGCAAAGATTGCCGATGCATTGGATGCTAAAAAGGTTGAAGTTGCCCAAAAGATTTATGGCAAAAATTCAGACGTTGTGATTGTTGATGAATTAGAAACAGAAGCAACAGACGAAAATGGAACTGAAGAAGTTTAAAAATATAAGATCATCACTTGGTGAAACCTTGGCAACTTGGAACGTAAGTGATGATAGATATAAGATCGAGGTCGTAAAGATCAACGATCATTTTGTAGTCTATATGAATGGTACCTTATTGGAATCATTCAGAACTTTAGATGCAGCTAAAGATGCTGCACTAGATGCAGCCGATTCATTAGGAAATGAAAACGAATGAAGTTAATCACAGAACAATTAGATTCCGATATTCAGTATGTAACTGAAGCAAAACAAAACGGAACAAAAGACGTCTTCATTGAAGGCATCTTTATGATGGCTGATTCTAAGAATCGCAATGGTCGCATCTACGAATCAAACGTATTACATCCTGCTGTCGAACGATACATCGAAGAGCAGGTAAAGACAGGTCGTGCTGTTGGTGAGTTGAACCACCCTGATGGTCCAACAATCAACCTCGACAAAGTTTCTCACTTAATCACATCCCTTCGTATTGAAGGTTCAAATGTGATTGGTAAGGCAAAGATCCTAGACACTCCTATGGGTAAAATCGTAAAAGGTTTGCTTGAAGGTGGTGTAAAATTAGGAGTATCATCTCGTGGTATGGGTAGTCTTGAGACACGAAATGGAGTCAATTATGTAAAGAATGACTTCCATCTCGCGACTGTAGACATCGTCCAAGATCCATCAGCACCAGCAGCTTTCGTTAACGGAATCATGGAAGGTGTTGAATGGATTTATGAGAACGGTGTTTTAAAACCTCAAGAAATTGAACAGATTGAGACTGAAATTAAGAGAACACCAAAGGCTCAGCTTGCTGAAGCTCAAGTACGCGTTTTCCAACATTTCCTCTCTAAACTTTAACACAAAGGAGTGATTTGAATGTCACAAAAAGATCTATTAGATCAAGACAATTTAGAAGCACAGCTCCAAAATGATGTGGAACTTGACGACAAGGTTGAAGTTTCAGAGGACACAGTAGACGAAGCAACACTCGCTGCAAAAGGCGATGCTAAATCTGCTGACTTTGGTCAGGGTTCTGACTTTGAAGATGACAAGGCTAAAAAACTTGCAACTACTTCAAAGCAACCAGTTCCTAAGACTAAGTCCGGCATCATCAGCGCTGCTGTTGACAAACTGTCTGGAATGAAAAAGGAAGACCTTCAAGTTGTATTCTCTAAACTCTTCAATGAAGAGTCTGAAGAAGTAGCTCAAATTGTTGAAGAAGAAGTAACTGTTGTTAGCGAAGAACAAGTTCAGGAAGACCTAAAAGCTCTTGTTGAGTCTGATTCGAATCTCTCTGAAGAATTCAAAGAGAAAGCAACTGTTCTATTCAATTCAGCATTGACAGCACGTCTAGCAGAAGAAGTACAGAAACTTGAAGAAAAGAAAATCTCTGAATTAGCAGAGGAAGTGGAATCTATCCGTTCAGAATTAGTTGAGAAAATCGATGGTTATCTTAACTACGTTGTTGAACAATGGATGGAAGAGAATGAACTAGCAGTTGAAACTGGCCTTCGTGCTGAGATCGCTGAAAGCTTCATGACTCAACTTCAACAAGTGTTCGTTGAGCACTATATTGAAGTTCCAGAAGGTAAGGCTGATCTAGTTGACGACCTAGCTGAACAAGTTGAAGAACTTGAAGCTAAGTTGCAAGAATCTACAGAGAAATCTGTTAAGCTTGCTGAAGAACTTGAAACTCTTCAACGTTCCGAAATCATCGCTGAAGCCGCATCTGATCTAGCAGCTACTGAAGTTGAAAAGCTTGAGTCTCTAGTTGAAGGTGTTGATTACGATGACGCTGAAACATTCGCTAAGAAAGTTTCTATCATCAAAGAAGCCCACTTCAAGAAGACATCTGTTGAATCTATCCAGGAAGAAATTTCTGAAGACTCTACAGAACAATCTGTTGCATCACCACGTATGGCTGCCTATGTAAGCGCCATCTCCCGTACTATTAAATAAAAGGAAAACATAAAATGTTTTTATCAGAACAAGCACAACAAAAATGGTCTGAAGTTCTAGACCACGCAGATCTCCCAAAGATCAATGATCCATACAAGCGCGCTGTTACAGCTGTTATCTTGGAAAACCAAGAGAAGGCAATGGCAGAAGAACGTGCTCAATCAGGTTTCATGACTGAAGCTGCTCACACTAACGCTACTGGCGCTGGTGTTGCTAACTTCGATCCAATCTTGATTAGCTTGGTTCGTCGTTCTATGCCTAACCTAATGGCTTATGATGTTGCTGGTGTACAGCCAATGTCTGGTCCAACTGGTTTGATCTTCGCGATGAAGTCACGTTACTCATCACAATCTGGTGCAGAAGCTCTTTACCAAGAAGCTGATACATCATTCTCTTCTTCTAGCTTCAACAATGGCACTGGTACACCAAAGGGTGGCGCACACGGTGGATCATCTGATTCATTGCCAGGTACTGACGCTCTAGTTAACGCTGGTGGTGCAGGTACTGCAGGTACTGCAGCTGCTGATACTGTTGCTGACCCATTCGGTGTTGGTCGTGGTATGACAACTGCTGAAGGTGAAGCACTTGGTGATTCAGCTTCTAACAGCTTCGCACAAATGGCGTTCTCAATCGAAAAAGCAACAGTGACTGCAAAGACACGTGCTTTGAAGGCTGAGTACACAATGGAATTAGCACAAGACTTGAAGGCTGTTCACGGTCTTGACGCAGAAACAGAATTGTCAAACATTCTTTCTGCTGAAATCTTGGCTGAAATCAACCGCGAAGTTATTCGTACAATCAACGTTAAAGCTAAGTTAGGTGCTCAAACAGCTAACTGCACATCAGCTGGTACATTCAACTTGTACACTGACGCTGACGGCCGTTGGTCAGTTGAACGCTTCAAGGGTCTATTGGTTCAATTAGATCGCGAAGCTAACCAAATCGCTAAAGATACACGTCGTGGTAAGGGTAACTTCATCATCTGTTCATCAGATGTTGCAACTGCTTTGGCTGCTTCTGGTATGTTGGTGTACAACCCAGCTATGGCAACAAGCTTGCAAGTTGATGACACTGGCAATACATTTGCTGGTACATTGAACGGTAAGATCAAGGTTTACATCGATCCATATGCAACAACTGACTACATCACAGTTGGTTACCGTGGTACTAACCCATACGATGCTGGTTTGTTCTATGCTCCATACGTTCCATTGACTATGGTTCGTGCAGTGGATCAAGGTACATTCCAACCAAAGATTGGTTTCAAGACACGTTACGGCATGATCTCTAACCCATTCTCTAACCCAGGTTCAGCACCAGTTAGCGATGTTGGTTTAAACCGTAGCAACGTTTACTTCCGTATCTTCAAGGTTACTGGCCTTTTAGATAACGCTTAATCTAACGATTAAACGATATAACTATAACTAGATAGTTAAACTTTGAGAGGGACTTCGGTCCCTCTCTTTTTATTTGTGGGGTATAAATAACCATATGACAACTACACTAACACAGAACAAGAATCCATTAGCTATCTCAGATGGCTTTAGAATGGTATTCCATAAGGCACCAAATACATCGTATTTTTGCCAGAACTTTGTAATGCCTGGACTCACAGTAACAGAGTCAGTCGTTCCACGTCCACAACAAGATGTATATTTCCCTGGTGACAAGTTAGTATACGATCCACTTACAGTTACAATGTTAGTAGCTGAGAACATGGAAAACTTTGTTGAAATCTATGATTGGTTACAACGAAGTGTAAAGACTACAAACAACGCAGATAAGTATGATGACATTACAGTCTACATTTTATCAAGCAAAAATAATCCAAATAGAACTGTTACATTTAAGAATGCATTCCCTACAAACATTGGATCTATTTCATTCAATGTACAGGATAATGATATTACATATGCACAGGTTGATGTAACCTTTAGGTACGACGAATTCACTTTTAAGTGATTGATAAATAATGCTATAACTACTGAGGAATTATATTATGCTTACACTTGAACAAGTTCTAGAACACTGGAAGAATGACTGCACCATCGATGACATGGAGTTAGACAAATCTTCTCGTGAGACACCTAAGCTCCATGCTAAATACTTGGAGCTTTTGTCGCTTGCAAAACTACAAAAGTCTCGCAAAGAACAAGAGTTTAAACGTTTATTAAAAGATAAGTTCATGTGGTACAACGGTAAGATGGATCGTGTACAAATGGACGAAAAGGGTTGGGATTACGATCCTTACCAAGGTTTGACAAAACCAATGAAGAGCGATATGGACTATTGGTATGACAGTGATCCACAAATCCAACAAGTTCAAGCTCAAATTGATTATTGGAAAACAATGATAGATACTCTATCAGACATTCTCTCCAACGTAACTTGGAGACATCAAACAATTGCAAATATGATTAAGTGGAGACAATTCACTTCAGGTGTATAATGGATAAATTAGAAGTACGCAAAATTAATGACGTTTATCTAAGGATAACATGTGATGGTGGTGCAAGACAAGAACTTGCAGACTACTTCACGTTCTACGTTCCTGGATATAAGTTCATGCCAGCTTTCCGCAACAAGATGTGGGATGGCAAGATTCGTCTATTCGATTTGCGTACTCACAATCTATATGTTGGTTTGTATCCACACCTTGTACGATTTGCTGAAGAACGCGGTTATGCAGTAGAAGGTGATAACCTTTCTAAGTTAGATGAAATCACTCAACAAGAACTAAAAGAGTTTATTGATCGTGAATTAGATCTACCTTTCCCACCGTATGAATACCAGTTACGTGCATGTACAATAGGTTTACAGAATAAGCGTAAGCTGCTTTTATCTCCTACCGGTTCAGGTAAATCCCTTATCATTTACATCTTAACACGTTATTATCTGTCTTTAAAAAGAAAACGTGTTCTTGTTGTAGTGCCAACTACATCGTTGGTTGAACAGATGTCATCTGACTTTGAAACATATGGTCAGAATGATGGTGCATTCTCTGAGAAGTGGATTCATAAAATCTATAGTGGCAAAGAGAAAGATCCAATCTCTCCAATTGTAATTACTACATGGCAATCAATCTATAAGATGCCTAAGAGTTGGTTTGATCAATTTGGCATGGTGATTGGTGATGAAGCACACACGTTCCAAGCTAAATCGTTAAATTCTATCATGGAGAAGTTGACTGATTGTGAATATCGATTTGGTACTACTGGTACATTAGATGGAACACTCACACACCGTCTTGTGCTAGAAGGTTTATTTGGTGTAGTGTATCAAGTGACTACGACTAAAGAACTTATGGACGATGATAAGTTAGCACAACTTAACATCAAAGCTTTAGTGTTGAAATATTCTGATGATGAGTGTAAACTCAATAAGGATAAAACCTATCAAGAAGAAATTGATTTTATTGTATCACATAGCAAACGAAATAACTTTGTAAAGAATCTTGCACTAGATTGTAAAGGCAATACACTAGTTCTATTCAACTTAGTTGAGAAACATGGTAAGCCACTATTCAAGTTAATTCGCGATAATGCTGCAGAAGGTCGTAAAGTATTCTTCGTATCAGGTGCTACTGATGTTGCAGATAGAGAAGCAATTCGTGGTATTGTTGAGAAAGAAAAGAATGCAATCATCGTTGCGTCTTTAGGAACGTTCTCAACGGGTATTAACATTAAGAACTTGCATAACATTATTTTTGCAAGTCCAAGTAAGTCGCAGATTAAAGTATTGCAGTCTATTGGTCGTGGTTTGCGTAAAGCAGATGATGGAAGTGATTGCAACTTATTTGATATTTGTGATGATCTACATTGGAAAACCAAAAAGAACTATACATTAGTTCATGCTGGTATAAGGATCCAATTGTATACCAAAGAGAAGTTTAAGTACACCATTCATGAGGTCCAAATAACAAAATGAACTATTTACCAAGAGACATCCGTCAAATCATTCTAATGAATGGCGATGAAATTTTAACTGAGGTTCTCGGTGAGGATGACAGTGAACTATTGATCCGCAACCCACTAAAAGTCCACAAGCAAAAATATGCTATAGAAGGTGTTGCTAAAGAAGCCAACATGTTTTCAAGATGGATGGGATTTGCTGAGAATGATGAGATGGTCATCGTAAAAGACAAGATCATCGCTGAAGCGATCGTAAACGACATGGTTGCTGGTCATTACAATAGGATGATAAATAATGTAGAGGATGAGAGTATCGAAGACACCGAAGGTGAAGATAATCAACATCCAGATTTAGTAGAAGATATAGACTATCCAACCATCTTCCATTAAATATACTACTGTACCCCGGAGGGGGTAGATCTATAATATAACTAAATAACGCCGTAGTACAGGGCTAGATGAAAATAAATTTTAGTGTACAAGCGAGTAATTTTATGATACCATATATTATGCATGCAATTTTAACTGGAGTGAATGAATAATGGAACCAAAAGCTCGTCCACATTATGTGAACAACAAAGAGTTTGGTGAAGCAGTAGTGGCTTATGTCGATACAGTCGCAGCAGCCAAAGAAAACAACCAACCAATCCCGATTGTAACTACTTACATTGCAGATTGCTTCCTCAAGATCGCTGAAGGTCTTTCACACAAAGTAAACTTTATTCGTTACACCTATCGAGAAGAGATGGTGATGGACGCTGTAGAGAATTGCTTACGCGCTATTAACAACTATAACCCTAATGCGGTTACTAGAACAGGTACTCCCAATGCCTTTGCGTACTTTACCCAAATCTGTTACTTTGCTTTCCTTCGTCGTATTGAAAAAGAGAAGAAGCAACAAGACATCAAATGGAAGTTCATTGAACAATCCGGTGTAGAAGAATTCATTGCACAAATTCAAGGTGATGATACACATGCTGAACAAGCATTCATTGATACCTTGAGAGAACGTATTGGTCGTGTCCGTGAGAAGGATACTAAGATTAAAGAGTTTGTTAAAGCTGAAAAGAAAAACAAATCTCTTGAAATGTTTATGACTGACGATATTGTTGAAGATTTGCAGGAATTCTTAGATGAGCAAAATTGCTTTACTGAATGATACACATTGCGGAGCACGTAATTCATCAGACGTGTTCATGCAGTATCAAGAAAAGTTTTATGATGAAGTGTTCTTCCCTTACTTAATTGAAAACAAGATTAAAGAAATCATTCACCTTGGTGATTATTACGAACATCGTAAGTTTGTTAATTTTAAGGCGTTAGAACATAACCGCAAAGTGTTCTTGGAAAAACTACGTGAACATGAAATTCACATGCATATCGTTCCAGGAAATCATGATGTTTACTACAAGAACACAAACGAACTGTGTTCACTAAAAGAACTAATGGGTCACTATACTGATTGTGTAACAATCTATATGAAGCCAACAGTTCTTGCATTTGGTCAATTCCGTTTTGGGATTATCCCTTGGATGAATAATGAAAACTATAGTGACACTATGGAGTTCATCAAGACATGTAGAGCACCTATGATTGGAGGTCACTTTGAGTTTTCTGGATTCGAAATGTATAAGGGTATTCCTAATCCTCATGGTATGGATACATCTGCGTTTGATAGATTTGAAGCAGTACTATCAGGTCATTTTCATACTAAGTCTTCTCGTGGTAACATACATTACCTTGGCAGTCAAATGGAATTTACTTGGGGAGATTGCGACGACCCTAAGTATTTCCACGTATTGGACACTAGGACTCGTGAGTTGTCTGCCATTAGAAATCCGCACACTCTTCATGAAAAGATAGTGTACAACGACGAAAAGACTGATTATAATAGTATAGATGTTACACAATACGATAGCAAATTTGTTAAAGTTATTGTGGAAAAGAAAACAGACTACTTTGGTTTTGATCGTTTCATTGATAGATTATCACAACGTCCATTGCATGAAATGAAGATTGCAGAATCATTTTCTGAATTCCTTGGTGAAAGCGTAGAAGATGATGATATTGAGTTAGATGATACACAAGTATTGTTAGACTCTTATGTTGATGCAGTAGAAACTGAAGCAGATAAAGAGAAATTGAAAACACTTCTACGTGGATTGTACGTCGAAGCTCAGAACACTGAATTGGTATAAATGGCAGGAATTATTTTTAAGACTATTCGCTGGAAGAACTTTCTATCTACTGGCGATAGTTTCACTGAGATTCAACTTGATAAGAATGATAGTACCTTAATCGTTGGTCACAATGGTGCAGGTAAGTCTACACTGTTAGACGCATTATCATTTGGTTTGTTTGGTAAACCATATCGAAACATCAGTAAGCCACAACTATTGAACTCTATCAATAACAAGCATTGTGTTGTTGAAACAGAGTTCAGTGTTGCAGGTGTTGACTTTAAAATCATCCGTGGTATTAAACCAAACATCTTTGAGATCTACCAAAACGGTACACTCATCAATCAATCATCAAGCGCACGTGACTATCAAGAATACCTTGAACAAAACGTATTGAAGTTGAATCATAAATCATTCCATCAAATTGTAGTGATTGGTTCTGCTTCGTTTACACCTTTCATGCAGTTGCCTACAGCTCAACGTCGTAACATCATTGAAGAACTTCTTGACATTCAAGTGTTCTCTCGTATGAATCAGTTGCTAAAAGAAAAAGCTGCACGTATTAA